CATAAATAAAATTATGAAACAGCCGACACTAAAAGAAGAAATAAAAGAAATATTGTTAAAACAAGAAATAGAACTTCTTGATAATTTAGAAGAGAAAAAAGATAGAATAACAATGAAAGATATTTGCGATAAAACAACTTATCAAATCCTCACCCTAATCCAAAAGAGAGTGGAGGAATGGAATTGTCAATGCGATAAACCTAAACCAAATGGGGTCTATGAAGTAGGAGAAAGTGAAGGCAATTATCAAAGATGTAAAACTTGTGATAGAAGAATATGGAGTTAAAAATCAGCAATCAAAGAAATCTTCAAATAAAACTATGAAACCAGAAACAGAAGGTGAAAACATTTTCCGCCGAGATATATACGAAGTATTGTCGCCGTTCCAAGACAATAGCAAGATATTCAACCACGCTGATTTTGATATTAAGATGTGGGCAGAAGACGGGCGAAAGGTGGTGCTTATAAGGAAGAAATCTAACGAGGAAACAAAATGAAAATATACTTATATTTTAATGAAAAAGGATGGAATTTAGTTGACAGCGAAAAAGAAAAACATTTTGATAAACTTTTAAAAGAAAGAGATATAATGATATGTGATTTGGCAAAAATCGGGGATGGGGCAAAAATTGGGAATAGGGCAGAAATCGGGTATAAGGCAGAAATCGGGAATGAGGCAGAAATCGGGGATTGGGCAAAAATCGGGGATGAGGCAGAAATCGGGAATTGGGTAGAAATCGGGAATTGGGCAGAAATCGGGAATGGGGTAGAAATCGGGGATTGGGCAGAAATCGGGAATGGGGCAGAAATCGGGGATGGGGCAGAAATCGGGGATTGGGCAGAAATCGGGGATTGGGCAGAAATCGGGAATTGGGCAGAAATCGGGGATGGGGCAGAAATCGGGAATAGGGTAGAAATCGGGAATGAGGCAGAAATCCCAGAAAATTTCAACCAAAACAATAAAGATGTTTTTACTCCTTTGTATATTCAAATAATGACAGGGGTTATTATGGTTGACGGCGTTGGAACTTTCTATAAGGCGGTTAATCCCGATTTAACCGATTTTCAGACAGGAAAATATAAATATAAAATCGGGAAAGGCGATGAGAATAAGAAACTTAAAAGAAACCAAGAAATGGATTGTGGCGAGGGCTGGCACTGGACTTCTTATGATAAAGCTGTCGCCTTTGCCGAGAAAAGACCCCATAAAATAATTTCCGCTCAGATTAACTTAAAAGATATTCTTTCCGTCTATACGAAAATGCGGGTCAAAAAGTTCAGCAAGGTTCGGGAAGTTAATTTATTAAAAATAAAAGAGCCAATAAAATGAAACCGCAAAAAAAATATAAAGAAACTTGGAATGATGAATTAGTAATAACAAAATTTATGGATAAACCCCAACAACAGAAAAAAGAAAACTGGGATTGGAGAGACAATGAAGAAGCAGTGACTGTTATAACTGATATACCAATAATTATATTTATTATTTGGAGTTTATTTTTTTAGCCCTTAAACAACATTTGCTTGGCTTTTGGGGGAAAAGGGCGGGGTGTTAGGGAATTATGATATCTAAAACCTTTGTAAATCCTCCCAAAAGGGTGCATAGCCCCTCGTTCCCCAAAAGCCCAGCAAATAAATCAAGGAGATAATACTATGAAAACCCTGCCACTAAAATCACTTAAAAAGAAATGAACCCAAAATCCGCAATAGAAAAAGGGAAGCGCCTTGAGAAGTATATTGCCAACGAAATAGAGCAAGAGGGCTTGGGCGCGGCCCGGCGGGAACAAGGAAGCGGATCCGGGAAGAAAAAAGGCGACATATTCTGTAATCTCCCTTTTCTAATAGAAGCAAAGCATTGGGATAAAATAAGGATTTTAGAGTGGATAGATCAAGCGAAAAGTCAGGCGGAAATAGGGAACTGGTCGAGAGAAAAATGGGCGGTGGTGTTCAACGATTTCAGAAAAGGGGAGTTCCAAAATTTATATGCGGTGATAGACTTCTGGGAATGGCTCGGTCTTCTCAAGAAAAACGCGGAACCGAAAGTCAAGGAGCCGGACAGGCAATTAACATGGGATCTGAAAAGTTTATTAAATGTAGCAAAAAAGGTCGTAAAACAATTAGAACCATAAAAAATCATAATAGCAATGAGCGAAAAACAATCAATTCATCCTCTTTCAGACTTCCTATTCTTGCGGTGGGAAAAGCAGAAAGAAACGAAGAGAGGGGTGCTATTGTCTGATACGTCAAAGAGCAGGCCGGCAATAGCGACAGTCATATCCGTGGGGCCAGGGAAGTTAGACAGGAACGGAAACTATATTAAGACACAGTTAAAACCCGGGGACAAAGTGGTAGTCGACCCTTTTATTCCTCAATCCATAAAGATAGATGGAGAGGAACTCTGGGTAGCAAGGGAGAGCGAGATTTTAGGTAAAATAAATTAACAAAAATATGGCAGAAAAAGAAAATGAAAACTTAAGAAAACTAACGGTTAAAGAGTGGCTCATTGGCGAATACAATGACCACATTGTAAAATACGTCAAAAACCTAGTTGAAGCAACATTTTGTGGAGGAAGACCCCAAGACGAAGTGGTGATAACAATTATTCAAGAAAGTGGAAATCCAAATCTTCCTCCAATGGAAAGGAAAATAAAGGCCAAGGATGCCCAAATAAGGGCAAGGAAAGAATTAGACAAGCAAGATAGCATCCTAAGGGTCATTGATAGGTTGATAAAAGCGGAGGAAAAAAAAGAAACTAAATTTGAATAATATGCCTAAACAAATCTTTTTTTCAAACGACGCCCTGATGAGACTTCAAAAAGGGATAGACACATTAGCGGGTGCGGTTCGCGGAACCTTGGGCCCAAAGGGCAAGGTCGTAGTTTTTAAAAGGGGAGAAACCATCTTCGCTGATGATGGAGCAACCATCGCAAAACAGATAGAACTCAAGGATCCGATTGAGGCCATGGGTTCAGATCTGATAAAGGACGTCGCCACAAAAACGGACAAGGAAGCAGGGGATGGGACCACTACATCAATCCTCCTCTCCCAGTTTATACTGAAAGAGGGACTGAAAGCGATCGCGGCAGGGGCAGACACTCTCATTCTTAGAAAGGGTCTTAACAAAGCGTTAAAGATAGCGGTTGAAACGATAAAAAAAGTAGCAAAACCTCTTAAAAATGGGAAAGACATCTCTAACATAGGAACGATAGCCTCAAAAGACCCGGAGATAGGAAAGATTGTGTCGGAAATAATAGAGAAGATCGGGAGGGAGGCGATCATAGCCGTAGAGGAATCGGATACGGTCGGAATGGACTATGAGATAGTAAAGGGGTTGCAGTTCGAGCGCGGGTACATCTCTCCATACATGATGACCCACCAGGACAGGGGAGAGGCGATAATAGATAAACCTTACATCCTTACTACGAGCCAGATAATAAGCGCGAATCAAGACATCGTAGAGATTTTAGAAGAGGTGCTTCGCTCAGATAGTAAGGCCATGGTGATAATCGCTGACGGAGTTTCCGGAGAGGCACTGCCGACCTTGCTTATTAATAAGATTCAGGGGAGGATGAGGTTGGCCGCGGTAATGGCCCCTGGTTTTGGAGACGACAAGATGGATCAACTCCAGGACATAGCAATACTGACCGGCGCCAAGTTTATAGCCGAGGAAACCGGAACCAAAGTTGAAGATACGAAGTTGGAGGATTTGGGCCGGGCGGATAGGGTGATCATCACAAAAGACCGGACGATTATCGTGGGGGGTAAGGGGAAAAAGATTGAAATTCAAAAAAGAATATCTCAAATGGAGAGAATGATAGAGAACGAAAAGTCGGAGTATCGCCAGGAAGCGATTAAGAAAAGGTTGGGAAAAATGAAAGGAGGAGTGGCGCTTATCAAAGTTGGCACAATCTCCGAGCAGGAGAACAAAGAGAAGAGATACCGGGTTGAGGATGCAGTTAAGGCCACAATGTCGGCCATAGAGGAGGGGATAGTCCCGGGAGGAGGGGTAATACTATTAGAGGCCTCAAAAAGAATCGGTCAAATGGCCGAGAAAGAAAAGAATATTGATCTCAGGATGGGAATGGAGATACTCGCCCAGGCGATCAAGGAGCCGGCCTCCCAAATAGTGAGAAACGCCGGAGGGAAAGAGGACGTCGTCCTCTCAAAAGTCGAAGAAGGCCGAAAGACAAACTCGTCATTCGGATACAACTCGGACAATGAGACCTATGGGGATTTACTTGAGATGGGAGTGGTGGATGCAGCCAAAGTGGTGAGGTGTAGTTTAGAGAATGCCGTGAGTGTAATAAGTTTATTTCTGATAACGAGTGCCGTCATCGGCGACATCCCGGAAGAAAAAGACAAAAAATAATATGAAAAAAACAATAGTTATCTTAGCCATAATGATATTATTACTAGCCCCGAGGGCGAACGTTTTCGCATCGGCGGCGGATATCGAAATAGAGATACTGAAGATAAGGATAATGGTGCTTGAGTTGAGGGTGCAACAGCTATTGATTATGATCGACGAGATACGTCTTAAAGAGGCGACAGCCGGGAGCAGTTTGGAAATCAAGCCAGAAGACAATCCAAAAGATGAGACAATAAAAGAGGAAACAGTTCAGGTGTCGGAAGAATATAAACCTCCATTTAATTGCTCAAAGTGTGCCCAACCTTAAATTATGAAAGGAAAAATAACTTGGCTCAATGGCAAAAAAAAGGTGTCGGATCTGAAACCATTCCCGGGAAATCCGAGGAAGGCGGATGAAAAGCAGGCAAGCGAACTGAGAAGCAGTTTGGACAGGTTTAATCTGGCAGATCCACTTATCATAAACACCGACGGGACGGTGATTGGCGGGAACTTCCGACTCAGACTTCTAACGGAAAAGAAAATAGATAGCGTGGACGTCAGGATTCCGAACCGGACACTGAAATACGACACATGGCTTTCAATAGCAAACGAATTTCAAAACCCAAAAGGCGCGAATGTAATGATATTTGAATACTGGAAGAACATGGTAGAGCTATGGCAAGCGATATCAAAATACTGGAAAATCCGTAACATGATAATTTGGCATTTGCCTAACAGACATCAAGGATTCGCACCTCGAAACCAATTCTTCGGGAAGTATGATATAGCACCACTGGCTGGGGACGGACCAGTGAACGAAAAATACGAAATAGAGTTTGATAAATATCTACAAGAGAAAGGACAAAAGTTAATAGACACATACGACATTTTAATGTTTGGCACCCATGGTAAAGCAGAATGGTCTAAAAAGAAAGGCGGGAAAATGTGGACCATGTCAGATCATGTGACATGGACGGCATCAAGCGAAACAGAATCGGGACAGAATGTAGTATTCGGAGTAAAGCCAGTTCCAATATTAATTCCTTATATAAAAACATTAAGTCCACGAGGAGGATTGGTGATGGAACCATTCGGAGGAAGTGGAAGTTGTATAATAGCCAGTGAAATAATGAAACGAAAATGCTATGCCATCGAATTATCGGAAACATATGCAGAAGTCATCTTAAACAGGTTTGAGAAGTTTTCGGGCATAAAGGCAGTAAAACTGGAGAATAAAGCATAATTCTCTCGATTCTTTGGGGCTCCCTTGCGATTTGAATATAAAAGAGGAGTATAACTACGGCTATGTCAGAAGAACAAAAAAAAACGAGAAAAGAGAACTCCACTCAACGAGATGCATTCTTGGTTTACTTTAATCTGGGAGGAGAAAGAAGTTTAGAAAGAGTTGCCCAAACATATGCTAACGCTGTGCCGAAAAGAGTTATTTCACTTTCCACTCTTAAAAGTTGGTGTAAAAAATATCAGTGGGTGGAACGGGTTCAGGCAATGGATGAGGAAGTTTCGGGAAAAGCAGAACAGATAGCTATTAAAGAAGCGACCGCCAAAAAGTCAGACATCTTAAAAGCCGTGAAGAATACAATGATTCAATTCAACCGGGCAATACTGGATGGAACAATAATCCCCAGCGCTTCAGATTTCAAAAAGATGTGGGAGGTGGCGAGGATAGAACTGGGGAAGTCAATCGGGCAAGATGCGATTTCCGTTCGCGCCCCAGCGATAAACATATTCTTAACCAAAAACGAGAAAGTCATAAAGGTCGTTCAGCAGTCCCAAGAGGAACTGCGAAAAGTACTTGAAGGAGAGATAAAAGAAAATGACTGAACAAACAATAATCCTAATAATAATCGCCTTTGTTATCGGCTATGTGTTGTGCGATTTCAAGCATGCAGGCAAGAAATTCAAGGTGGAGATAAACAAGGAAACGGGCGAGGGCAGAATAGTCCCGGCAGACAAACCGAAGCGGAAGATGGAGTTTGTCGGGGAAGCAAGCCAAAAGGAACTTGAGGATATAGAAAGGGAGATTCCCCTCCGGACATTTTTCGGAAGATTTAAAAAACCCGCTAAAAAGGAAGCGGAGGAAGAAGAGATATGAACGAAATACAACGTCTTAAACAGCGAGCAGAAGAAATCCAAGAGGATTTAAGAAGAGATAGGGAGATGAGGAAGCCGGGGCCGAACGAGAATATGGATAAGGATATCCCGGAATTTATAAAATCGTACGACTTCTGGTGTAATACGTGTCAAGAAGATTTTACATCTTCGGCCAGAAAGACAAGATACCGTTTAGAAGGGGACATCATCGCGACATTGCGCGGGGAGTGCCCGGACTGCGGGGAGATGGCCATAAGGCACGCCACGCATCGGGATCAGGACCCATACTATCAAAGGTCAACAAAAGTTAGGCGGCAGAGAAACCAGTATAGGATAGATATGCTTCAGGGCGGGGAGTACGGATTCAAGACGCACTATGGAGACCCGGACGATGCACTGAATAAAACAATAATGAGGGAGGAGGAAAGGATATTCAAGGTAGAGTTGGGCACCGGGCTGAAAGGCCAATCATTAAAAGCTAAAAGGAAGTTAGAGGAGCTTTACCGCGTTAAGGAATGGGGAAAATAAATGGAAAATGATATCAAGGATTTGTCAATCCCGCACTGGGTGATAGATAACGAGTTCATAAACGAGCGGGGAGAAATCCTTGAGTTCAGGGATCGTCTTTTTCTGTACGACATACTGGCGGACACATCTCAAATCCAAGTGGTAAAGAAATGTTCTCAGGTCGGGGTTTCGGTGATGGAAACCTTGAAGGCATACTTTGTGGCTCAGAAGGGGAGAATGAATGTCATATATACAATGCCGTCTGACTCTGACGTTAGTGAGTTTGTCAGAACCAAGGCGGACATGATATTCCAGTCAAACGAGTTGATGAGAAGCCAGTTCAGCAGCGACACTATCGGGCTGAAGCAGATCGGCGACAGGTTTATCTACTATAAAGGGACACGGTCGAAGACGGCGCCTATATCGACCAGCGCCGATTTATTGATACATGACGAGATAGACAGAAGCGACCTCGGGATAATAGAAACATACAGATCGAGACTTTCGGCATCTCTATATAAGGGTATATGGTATGTGTCTAACCCAAGTCTGACGGGAATCGGCGTGGACGAGATCTGGCAGAAATCGGACATGAAAGAATGGTTTATCGCTTGCAATAAATGCGGGGAAATCCAAACCTTGAAGTGGGATGAAAATGTTGATGAGATAAAAAAGATTTATGTGTGCAAGAAATGCGGTAAGGAACTGACCAATAACGAAAGGAGAAAGGGAAAGTGGATAGCGACGAACCCCGGCAAGGAAATATCGGGATACCATATCTCGCAGATGATGGCGCCATGGCTCTCGGCATTAGAACTGATAAAGGAAAAGAGCGACCGGGGAGAGGAATACTTCAGGAACTTCATACTCGGAGAACCATACAGCGCAGGAGAGGAAGCCAATGTAAGGCAGGCGATTCTCGATGTGTGGACACCAAAGCCGATTGATGACAAACCGTTCTTTATGGGGATTGATATAGGAATCGAGAAACACTATGTCATCGGGTCTCGGGAGGGAATCTTCAATATAGGATTATGTAGAAGCCGGGAAGAACTAGAGGCGATTATAGAAAAATACAACCCCATTTGGGTTATGGACTCCGGGCCAGAAAGGACATGGGCAGAAGAGTTTAAAAAGAAATACCCAAAAGGATTCCTGAACTTCTATCGAAAGGACAAACCCAAAGCCGAAATAATAAAATGGGGAGGGTACAGCAAGGGAGTGGAGGACAAAAAGAACTGGGGATACATCTGGACCGACAGGACAAGGATTATCGACAAAACACTTTACGAGATACTATCAGGCAACATCCAGTTTTCTGTGTCCAGAGAGGATTTGGAAAAATACATCAAACATTGGGAAAGCATGCGGAGAATCATAGAGCAGACACCCGACAAGACGGAGAGATACATCTGGGATTCATCAACCGGAAACGACCACTGGTGCCATGCGACAGTGCTTTACTACATAGCCACGCAAAGAGGAAAAGAAAAAATGGAGTTCATTCAGGAGAAAGAACGCAGAGAGGAAATAATCGAAAGGACGCCAGAAGGGTTCAAAATGAGACCCTTAAAAGAAATAATAGAAAACCGCCAACAAGATGATGAATATTAATCGGGAAGAAAAAATAAAGGTGGAAGTTAAGATGTTGCTGGACAAAGGATTCTTCGACTTAAAAAGCGGACAAGTTATAATAAATAAAAACAACGGAGTGATACAAGACATAAAGTTCATCACCACATTATACAAAAGAGGGAAAGGCATTGACAATCCCGTTGGCAATACTATAATAAAATAATAGAAGCCCTAACCTAAAGCGAAGATAAAACTTCCAACTACAGGCGGGCAAAGAGAGAATAGCAGATTGCTATTTTGTCTTTGCTCGCTTTTTTCATTATGATAATAGACGTTGAAAAGTTAGACGATCAAAAGTTAAGCAGACTCATCGACAACAGATGGGCGGATTCTTCCTCTTTATGGTCTGAAATAGAAAAATCATACAAGAAGAACAAAACTATTTGGAAAAGCGATGATTCGACCGTCGCCTCAATCCCGAAGAGAAAATCAAAAGTCCGGGATAACAGGTCTTTTCTGGCAATGGAGAGTGTAATAGCGGCCCTAACCGGGAGACCATCGAGGCCGAATGTGATACCCACGAACGGAAAAGATGAATCGCGTCAAGTGGCGCTCGATTTGCAGGATTTGTTTTTAGAAACATATAAGACATTGCGGGTGAAGAGAAAAATGCGCAGGGGATTAAGATGGCTTTTTCTGTCGAAGATGATTGTTCTTAAGATGATCTGGGACAACGACATTGATAACTACAATGTGGCAGTGGTGGACCCGAGAAAGGTAAGATTTCATAAAAAATCAACAAACTCTACAGAGACTGACTTCGCCATCGAGGAGATAGACACCAGTATTTCAGACATGATCGACAGATTCCCGGAACAGAAAGAAGATATTTTAAAACAGGTTGGGATGAAAGAGGATGATGCCATGATTAACAACCCGCCGGCAACATACAAAGAAGCATGGATAAACGGCGGTGAATGGGTGGTCTATAAGTTCCGCGAGAAGATACTCAAAAAAGAAAAGAACCCTTACTGGGATTGGGAAGGAGTATATTTTACAAACAATGAGTTGAGGAAGTTTGAGACGATAGAGACTCCAGGGGAAAGAAAAAAGATGCTCGGGTTGGCGAGACCGATAAGGGGAGCGCGGGCTAAAAAGGCAAACAGGTATCAGAACTATCTGTCAAATCATTTCGATAAGCCGAGGCATCCATACATCTTCGCTTCAATGTTGGAGGTGGAGGAAAGACCAATCGGGGAAACATCATTGATGGAACAGGTGAGCCCATTGCAGAAGAATGTTAATCAAAGGAAAAGGCAAATAGCGGACAACGCATCGATGGCCCAGGGTAGGTGGAAAGTGGATACGCGTTTTGTAGAAGGGAAAAGCAAGGGAGAAATCCAGGCGATGAAATCCGACCCGGAAGGAATAATTTACGGCGACGGAGTTCGTGATGGCATTAGTATAGAGAGCGGACGGGATTTGCCGGTGATGGTGAAAGAAGACCTGATACTTTCAATCCAAGCGATAGATTCCATTTTTGGTACCCAACCGACGTTCCGGGGAGAAAAGGAAGGAAGCGAAACGGCAACGGGAAGAGCGTTGCTTAGGGAACAGAGCTACCAACGTCTGACCGAGTTAATAGACATAGTAGACGACGTCCACTCGGAGATTTACAACTGGGAACTTCAGTTCATTAAAGTCAGATATACCGAGACGCATTACACGAAGATATTGGGCAAGGACCGGGCTTTGAGAGTCATCGAAACTATGCGAGATGACTTCTCTGATGGAATAGACGTCCAGGTCATACCGGGTCAGATGTTGCCCAAGGACAGGGTGTACCGGGCGGAGAGGGCTTTGGAAGGGGTAAAAAGCGGGTTCATGATCCCACTCCAGTATTTCGAGGAGGCGGAGTTTGAAAACCCGATGGAAACAGCAAAGCAAGTCGAGATGTACAAGGTGAGTCCGTTCGCGGTGCTGGACATGGACCCAGAAGACATAGAATCGCTGAGAAAAGGAATATCCCTGCTCCAAGAGATAGCGCAAGCGACACAACCGGTTGATCCAAGGGCAAAGGCGATAGCGGACTTGAGGGGTAGAACTCAGCAATTGGTGCAAAGCGACGAGTTTAAAAATCAGCCAATAGAAAAACAACGTCAAATGTTATCGAAGTTAAAAGGCCAGTTTAATAAGTTAAGCACGGCTAAGCCGGAGGGGGGAACCCCGACAGCTAAACCGGCCGAACAAAAATAATATGCCATTACCTCACACAACAAACGTAGGAAAGATTATAAGCGAGCTTAACCAATCAAGAACGAAAAGACCTCGTAAACAAAAAGTTGCAATAGCTTTAAATCAGGCGAGAAAAGCAGGCGCGAACATTCCATTAAGGAAAGAAATCGCAAAGCGGGGAAAGAAAGCATAATTTTCAAATATTAAGTAACAGTTGTTTCATCAAGCGGTTCTCCGAAATCCGCGAGGATCATCCGGAGAAACGGCAATGAGGCGACCAAAAGAACATGTCAGACGAGAATGAAGAGATTAACGATTCCGATTTAGGAATCGACGACAAGGGCGGGGAAGGCGCCCCAACGCCTGTCAAAATCGGCGATAAAGAATATACCGCCGAACAGTTGGCAGAGTATGTAAAAAAGGCGACGGATTACGATGCCTTACTTCCCGAGTTTACCAAGAAGTCACAGGCATTAGCCGCACTTACCGGTGACAAAAAACTCAATGAGTCGCAAGAAGATCAACCCTCTTTTCTGAAGCCAGGGTGGAAACCCAAAGACTTCACGGAACTTGGGGAAGCGATCAAGGAGGCGGTTGAATGGGGAGAGAAGAGGTCTCAAAAGGCAACAGAGGAAAAAACCCTCCAATCCCAAGAGGCCCAGAAAGCGGTGGATAGTTTTGTATCGGAGGTCAAGAAGTCGGACAAGGAGTTCGACGACAAAGAATTCTTCCAATACATTGAACGCCACCGAATAAAGGTAGATACCATTGAAGATTTAAAGTCAGTATATTCTGCCTACACCGAAGCCAATGCGGACGGTAAAATGGCCGAGAGAAGGGTACTGCTCGGTAAAGTAAAAAGAGCATCAGATTCCGTCTCAAAGCCAGGATCCGCAGGAGGCAAACTCCCATACGACGCTAATGAGATTCGTACAAAGAGCACGGGTATAGTCGAAGCGGCTAAGGAGGCATTATCAAAATTTAAGTAGATTTTACAAAAATGACATTTTCAGATGCGGTAAAAACCGTAACACGGGAAACAATCGTGCCGATGGTTTCAGACACTGTTCTCAAAGGGAATGTACTTCTTTTGAGGACACTCGGGAACGCCAAAAGCTGGCGGTCTGGTTATCAGTACGATATTCCCATTAAGTATAAAAAGTCCACCGAGGGAGGAATAGTAGGCCTTGGCGGAACGCTTGATACCTCGAGGCAGGAAACTCGGGTAAAGATGACGTTCCAGCCACAGCGTATCCACAAACCGGTGGTTATAGACGACATCGAAGCGGCCGTTAACCAAGGAGACGAGAGAGTCCTTGAGTTGCTGGCTGTTGAGATGGACTCTATCGCACAGGATTTGATGGATGACTGCGGAGGATATCTCTACACTGGCACCGGAGCGAGCGGAGCTTCATTCGACAGCATATTGAATGCGGCCGATGACTCCACTGTCTTCGCCTCGTACGGCGGGCAGTTAAGAGCGACCTACACAAGTATTAAGGGATATTATGCAGCGACTATCGGAGCATTAGCCCTTTCCGATTTGTCCACTGGCTATGACGCGGTGGAGATCGGAGGAGTGGGACCAAGTTTAATAGTGTCAACTCCGACAATATGGTCGGCATACGAGGCACTATTGCAACCGACAGTTCGCGCCGGATATCAAACTTCGGGATTCCCACAGGTCACCAGGACGGGTGTAGTTTCGAGTACCAACGCATTAAGCGGAGGCGATATAGGATTCAACGCCTTGTGGTACAGAGGGACTCCGTTCGTAAAGGACGAGAAGTGCACCTCCCAAAAGTTGTTCATGATCAACGAAAAGAACTTCTTCTGGGCAGGATTGGATCTTCCAGACTACGAGAAGTTTAATACCTCGGCGAGAAACATCGAGGGACCACAGGCATTGCCGATTCCGAAAGGATTCAACTGGTCAGGAATGTTGAGATCAACAAACCAACCGGCTGAAGTCGGACATATGTACCTGGTCGGAAACTGGATGTCAGACGACCCGAGAAGATGCGGTCAGTTGACCGGCATAACAGGTTAATAAAGTAACATGTTTGCTCTTTACCGGGCGGGGAGATAAAACTCCCCGACCCGAGAGAGAACAACTAAAATAAACATGAGAGCAAGAGATTATATACCAGCCCTTAGATTTGGAGCAAGGATTTATCCTGATGATTTGGCCACTCCATTAACTTTCGGTAGATATTGGTATGTCGATGGAGATAATGGTGTCGATAACGACAATAGTGGACAATCTATAGAGAAAGCGAAATTGACCATTCAGGCGGCCGTAACTGCAACAGATGCCGGAGACGTAATATTCGTTAAGACTTTGGCGATGTCTACTGGAGCACTAGATCCCGTAAGTTATGACGAAACTATTATTATTCCGCCAGATAAGGATAGATTATCTCTCATAGGTGTCGGCACAGGGAGAACTCAAGGAGGACTTCCTCAAATTAAAATAGGAGCTGGATCAACGGCAATGTTAACGGTTAGAGCACCCGGTTGTTATATCTCTAATCTTGGATTTAACGGAGCAAGTTCAACTGGCGGGGGAATTTTGCTTGACGATGATGGGTCTACTAAAACTGCTTTTGGAACGACAATAGAAGGTTGTCATATCAAGAACTGCGCAGGGGCTACGAGCGCCGATACTGGTGGAGGGATAATGTGGGCCGCGACTGGTGGTGCTTGGCAATCTCGTATTCAAAATTGTAGCTTTTTTAGATGTATGGGTGGAGTTGTTTTGATGGGGACAACTGGATCACGACCTGCAGATGTGGTTATAGAAGATTCTATCTTCTACACAAACGATACTGCATTGGTGGATTGCGATGTTTACCTGATGGGTGGAAGTGGAGTAGATGGATTGCTTATCAATCGTTGTGTATTTGCCTCAAGAACTGTTCCTGCTTATGCCGGCACATCGAGATACCTGAAACTGACTGGTTGCTCAGATGGATTGATAAGTAATAGCGTTGTTAACTGTCTTGGCAATGTGACAGCTACCGAACTTACTTGGGGGACTGCGGGAACAGGTGGATTTATCCCAACAGGAGTTGGAATAGCAAATTGCTACGGAGTATCAACGACTGCTGGAGAAACTGGAGAGATTAACAATCTCTAATCTTCACTTATATGACAAAACCCAAAAAAATAGAGAAAACTAAAGCTCCAAAAGAGAAACTGGAATTTGAGAAGATTTTGGGAGAGTGCCACGACGGTCAGGACTACAAACTTCAGATGAAAGACGGATCGGTAAAGATTGTTAGTAAGAAAGAGGTGGGCGGAGAATAGAACCTTCCTTGTGGGTTCGCCCAGGCCCTTTATGGGGCCTGGGACGAGCTAATAAGGTTCGCAACATCGAGTTTCCTCAATGGCGATCGAGCCAGTGGAGGTGAAAGGTCGGATGCTGTAATTTAAATAGAAAAACTAAAATGAAACAGATTACATTTCAATCAGTTTTCGATACGCCGGCTGTGAAGATGGCCAATTCTAATGAGATCGGGATGACTCCAGACGGCAGACTCTGGCATTATCTTTATGCGACAGAAGCCATAACCAAACACATGGTGACCAGTAGGCCAGCAGTCACTGGAGTAGACACGGTTTCATCGTCTTTGGAACCAGGTAGCACGACCAACTACATCTATATTACCGAAGCAGCTGCTGGATGGACTGTTGGAGCTTACCAAGATCATTGGGTTATAGTTGATTCGGGGACTGGAGTCGGTCAGTTGGGAAAGATAAAAAATAATACCGCTGACACATTGGAACTCTATTCTGACTATGCATTCACGACAGTATTGGCGGTGGCCGATTCGGACATTACCATTCTTCATCAACCGGATGCGGAAAAAATCGCCGTCACCAATCAGTACACCGAACCCAACGGGATAGCGCAAGTGTCATTCGCTGCATACGATTACGGATGGTTTCTCGTTCGAGGAATCGGTGGAGTGATTATGGGAACCGGAGCTGGGACAATCAACTATAACGCTTGTCCTGGAGATGACACCGAAGGGTATGCCGTAAATATGGATGCTGGAGATACGTTAGAGGAGTTTGCTCCACTTGGAAGACTTGTAGCCGTTTCAGACACAGCAGATAAGGCGTGTCTGATAGACGTAAAGATAATATAGAACTTTCTCCCAGCGACCTGCTTGTGGCTGGTCGTTGGATAGAGGGTTTTAAACCCTAAAGGTCGTATTACTTTTAATCATTAAAGATTAAAGTTTACACGAATATGAATATAGCAGAAAGAGAAGCGGAAGAAATCGGACGGAGGATAGTCCGATTCACAAATATAGACAACGAAAGTTTCACCCACTCTTATCATGGAGTGTCTATCACCATCCGCGCCGGAGAAAGTTATATAGGAAGATTTCCTGAGTGTAATCATCTTGCCACTCATCTGGCCAGGAAGATGCTTTCAAGGGAAGCCAAAAAAAAGGTTTCCAGAAATGAGCCGGTAAAACTTTGGACACCAGAGCAGGTGGAAGAATACAGAGGCAGGATCCTAACTCCTATGGGGAACGAGGCGCCATCCTCACCTCCGACCGCGGAGGAAAAAAGAAAGGAGGACTTAAAAAAGATTGAGCATGAGTTTCCTCCATCTCCTACTTCTCCGGTCACTAAAAAGGATGTGATAGAAGAACTGAAAAAGCGTGGAGTGGATGCCGATGTGAAGAAATCACTAAAGGAACTTTTACAGGATCTCATGGATCTCGAAGCGCAGGGAAAATAAGGAATAAAAGGGGGGTGGCAATTTGCCCCTCCCCTTCCGGAGATAAAGGTCAAATAGAAAGGTTTTAATAAAGTAATAATAAAATGTCCACACCAAAACAATTACACGGAGAACCTTTTCAAGTTACGGCAACCCACGCAACAGCGGCATCGGCATCGAAGGCGGTCGCAACAGGAAAGGTTCATTATATCACTGACGCCTCGGCATCCTCGGACAAGGCCGGAGCCATTCTACTTATAAAGGACGGAACGACGGTCATATGGCAAGTTCAGATGGGGGCCAATGGAAGCGTAAACCTTCACTTCGTCCAACCATTAAAGGGAACATCCGGTGCGGCAGTTAGTGTCGATGTCGATGGCACGAGCGCATGCAAGGCGAATATAGCTGGATTTACCGTTAAACAATAAAAAAATGTCGTTATTAGCAGACGTTTTCAACGGAATAAAGCAGAGGTTCGTTTATGATCCCACGATAAAGGCATTTGACAACCTTTTCTTCAAGAAAGTTTCCGGAACTCCGAGCATGGTCACAGGAGATATAAGGTTAACCTCGGCCGTAATATCGAGTTACTCCCAATATACTTATGGGGATTTTGAGTTTATAGTTAATGTTCCCGTAGCGCCGACGGTCGCCCAATCAAAGTATTGGGGAATGAGGAACACCGCCACGGAAAGGGGGGCGATGTTTTTCGACATAACCAATGACATATTCTCCTTCAAGAGCTATGACAACGACGGGAATCTGGTTAGCACGACGATACCGTGGAACCAGGCGAGCCAGACATGGAATGGAAACTTCATCAAGTACAAGATAGTTTGGGACGAGTCGGGGGTAAAGGCGTATGCCGACGAGTTGTTGGTCGCCACCCATAAGGTGGGAGATCACAGTCTGCCTCTGCCCCTTAAGGTTGCAAACGGAAACGCAGATAACATGGACATAGATTATATTTTAATGGCTAAAATAGGATCATTCGTATCATGACAATAATTATTTTAGTTTTAATAATTATATTTTCAGGGACAGTCGTATTTTACCCAAGATACTTATCAAAAATCATCTCAAAGGCGTTCTCGCAGGACACAAAGCGACTGGCGGACAATTCCGAGAAGTTTGCAGAAGAGGTAAAAAATCTGACGGAAAACCAAAAAAGGATGATAGATGGATATTTCCATAGCATAGAGATATATCTTAAAGAAACATCCAGTATCCTCGAGAAGTTAAAAGAGAGAGACGAAATAATAGCAACGGCGATTTCTGACGGAAATGTCAAGCTGGGTGCTTTTTTAGAAACATTAAGGGAAGAAAAGAATAAATGAGAAAGATACTGCATATTTTAATATTATCAATCCTGGTTCCATTTTCTGTCCTGGCATTGTTATCTCCAGGTAATGACGGGATATTACAACCAGGGATTTTGTATTTAGACGATGCTAACGTTTATTTTACCGATTCTAATTGGCAGTTAGGATCAAACACCATTAGAATAGCCAAAGGTTGGTTCACTGATCTGGACGTTTCCGGGGTTTTTACTCTTGGAGGAACAGTCGGGCCTGGAGGAATAAATCTACCAGATAACGTAAAAGCGATATTTGGAACAGGAAACGATGCCGCCGTCTATTATAATGGAACGGATTTAATAATAGACCCGAAAGAAGTGGGGGCAGGAGTAGTTAATCTTAATGGAGGCAATTTCACCACCACAGGCACTCTCGGGGCTGGCATATTAAACACAGGAAAGATTTATTTAAACACTACTTCTATATTAGATGGAGTACAAGCAGGACAAGCAACAATTACAGGTCATATTATTCCTGTAGCTACTGGAAGCTATAATTTAGGAAGTGCTTCTCGGAGATGGTATGGACTATATACTTCAGACCTAATACATACTACAGGCACTATAACAGGAATGTCTCTAACAGATGGGACAGCAACTTTATCGGGGGGGAATATAACAGGAATGGGTAATATCACAGGAACAGATGTTGATATTAGTGCTGGAACAGGCAATTTCACCACCACAGGCACTCTCGGAGCAGGAGCAGCCACAGTAACTTCACTTAACGCAGGTTCAGGGGCGATTACAACATCAGGTAATATAAGTGCGACAGGAGCGGGGCAATTCCTCGCTGGAACAGGGACTTACGCTTATAGTTTCACAGGCGACCCTGACACTGGATTTGGGACACAAGGAGTGGCGAACTATCTTGCTTTTATTGCTGGGGGGTCTACGAAATTAGTTATATCGTCAACTGGGGTTACATTTCCAGCGGGCGGGCCAATCGGGGTGTATGACAGCACGGCAAACGCCGCTACAATAAATATCTGGCGGGGGCTGAAAAGAAACAGCACCAACTATCCAAGTTTAAATCAGGAGATAGTGGAACTTCAAGGCAGAACTTGGACAGGAACGGGAGGGACAGATGTTGATACTGGGAGTATCGCTTTGGTTTGCGATGAAAACCACACCGCAACTGCGAGGGGAACAAGGTGGGAATTTTACACGACTCCGAATACAAACTCTGTGCCCGCATTGGTTTGGACAATGGACAGCGACGGGACTCTGATGTCAGGGGCTCTCGGAGTAAGCGCGTATAACATTTTAACCGCAGGCAATATAGGGGGGGCATCTCTTTCGTTGGTATCATTAACCAGTTTTATCAGTATGGGGAACGGGAATACCGTTGCCGCGTTAAACTCGGGCGGTTTTGGATTCTCCAATACCGTAAGCGGGGCTAATTCTTTTGGGTTTGGAGATACCAATTTCGTAACTGGAGTTACCTCAATGGCGGAAGGGACTATGAATCTTGTAAGCGGAGGCAGTTCAGTCGGATTCGGAGAATCCAATGTCGTAAGCGGGAACATTTCCTCTGGGATAGGTTCTGGCGTCAGGTCATTAAAGGAAGCCACTCACACAATCGGTTACACCAATGTCGTCAATAACACTCCGAGCAATTTCGCCGTAGGGTTCGGGGCAAAAGATTTTGAAGTGAGAGCCAACTCCGCAAGGGTTCTTGGGGATTTATTCGTTGCGAATAAGAGTTCTGTCGGCGCGGAATTGGTCACAAACGGAAACTTCACGGGGAGCGCCGCCGGGTGGACGCTTGGAGCGGGCTGGCAGTATGTTTCCAATCTTGTAAGAAAGAATGCCGATGGCGTGGGAACGCTTGCCCCGACCGTTCCGATTACGATAGTGGCGGGAAATACCTATTACGTAAAGTTCACGATATCCTCTTGGACGGTGGGTTCTATGACTCCCACTATCGGGGGGGTTACATTGGACACGGTTGCCGCCAGCGGACAATACAAAGAAGTTATTACGGCTACTACAACCGACAATCTTGTATTTACCCCGAATGAAGCAAACTCAAGATTTTATATTGACACAGTTTCGGTTACGCAGATTACGGGAGGGAATTTAACTGCGTTGGGAGATTTGGTTTTCGCTGGGGCTGGTTCAGGGCTTCCTTACGGGGAAATATACGGGCACGATGTTGATGAAGATTTGGTTATGGCGGCACAAGACACTTGGTATCAGTGTATATCTTTTGACACTAACGGATTGAATAATCTTACAACGCTTGACCACACAAACGACCATATCACGATAGTAAAAACAGGAGTTTATAAATTATTTATGAACTGCTCGGTTTCTTCGGCAACGGCGGAAGATTGGGTTATAAGCCCTTTTAAAAACAACGGGGCGACGCA